CCGAGAATGGATCCCAATCTACCTACGCTCTTGCCTTTGGGTCGAGCCAGTAGAAAGGATAATCGGCCGGGACTAATAGTCCCAAGCCTCTCCCCTGATGACATTGTCATCAACCCTGTGCGGCCAATTTGGCAACACAAGTTTGGAGGGGAATCGCTCGCTTCTAGTAGAAGCGGTGCTAAGAAGTGGCGGCGCCACTTCGCAACCTACTTGCGAACTGAGTTCGCAATGTCGGTACGAGGATCAACGATCCTCGCAAATCGCCCAAAGGGCGATTTAATGCGTATATTACGCAATTTAGATTGTCTATTAGACAATCTATTACTCTTCGATAAGAACTTCTTTCGGAGAGGCACGAGTGCCTATCAGGCACTTGTTCGGTTCGTGAGGGTAACCCTCAGAACCTCAACCTACTCGATCGATGATCAGGTAGGGAAATGGAAGCAATTTGTTTCCTATATCGTCACAGAAGCATCGCAATCTGTGACTGAGGGCAAAATCTCAATGAGATGGAACCCTTATAAGTTTCTCCTCAAAGAAGAGAAACTTCAAAAGATCCTCAATGGGGATCTTTCGCGAGATAATATGGTGTGCTTTGCACACCTTATCTCTACCCGCAATTTAATAAATGGCGGGGAACCCACTCGGCGCAAAGCGCTAAGTGAGTTTAAAAGTCTGATAAAATCAGACTTTAAAGTTAACCCAACAGTGTTGGGTAAACTATACTTAGCTACACAGCGTGTAACTAAGATTGCAGTCACTCTTTCTAAGGGTGACTTTAAGTCCAGCGGACATGTTTCGCTGAACTCATCGGGTGCATTAGATGTACCCGTATCGCAGGGTGGCAAAGCCGCCGATGCGATTGTGGATCTCAAAGAGTTCCTTAATCAGGTTCCAGAGGAACCTGATACGCGACATTACCCATGGGGTGATGTTTACTTCCCACCTGGGATTCCCAGGTGGCAAGCATGGGGACGGTTGGAAGCTCCTCCCGTCCCTTTCTTATCTCAGTCAACGACTGACATAATCGACCGCGGTGCATTGCACTACGGTTGTAATGAGCATACTGGTAGTATGCTCTTTACCGTGGCTTACGAGAAGTGGAAGGAGGAAAAGGGAAATATCCCTATCCGCCAAGCCACTGTTTCGGAGCCAGGGTGCAAGGCCCGGATGGTAACCACCGGGCCCTGGTGGCTGACTGTATTACAGCAGCCTATTGCGCACATGGCGAGAGACCTATTAGGTTATCACCCATCTGCGCATTCATGCCTGTTGCGATGCGATCAGGCATGGCAAGCACTAAAAGTGCTTGAGCGGTCCGATATTCGGACCGTTGAACAGCCAATGGCTGTTTTAAGTAGCGACTTAAAGTCAGCTACTGACGCCATACCGTTAGAAACGGTTGGTGTACTCCTGATAACTTTTATCAAGGAGGCATTCCCAGAATGGGAATTTATCACCGAGATTCTCGGTGAACGCACCGTCTTCTTTGAGGACGGCGATATATGCACCTTAAAAAGGGGCATAATGATGGGGGAACCTTTATCAAAGGTTGCCCTTGTACTCCTAGGCTTAGCCGTGGAGGAAATCGCTTTTAGCGAACACAATTCGCTCTCTTTGAGACGCGAATTTACTCCATCCATCGGATGGAGAGCGTTCCACTTGGGAGGTG